TGTGCTCTTCCGATCTGGGGAACTTTGATAATCTTGAATCTATGGATAACAGCTATTGGTGTTATCCTTGTACATATAACAATTCTAATGCTAGACCATCTTTTATTAGAATTGAGGACGGCGCAACTTACTACGTTACAAGGTTTGAAAGAAAATCGTATAACGGAACGAACGCCTTCATCGATACCACCTCGAAGCAAGTACCAGAAGCATCGGGAAGCTACGTCTACGGGTTTTCCATATTGGTATATTACCAATCAGGTGTTTATAAAAGAGCAGGTATTATTTGGAAGTTTCAGAAAAGTGATATGTCCGTAGTGGACGCAACTGCATTTATAAGAACTGCCCCTAATCCTCCGGGTAATACCGATAATACGTTCGGTCAACCTTATCACGGATTCAGTCTAACTCAAGACGAAGATTTTCTTCTCATAGGGGGAACAACAAAAAACAGCCATGAATTTGGTAATGACCCTCTGTATATAATTAAACACCCCGTCGATTTTACGCAAATGAGCTACGGCACTAAAGGTAATTGGTATTTCTGGGATTTTACCGACAGTAGTACAGGAGGCACGTATCCCACTATAACTGAAGTTTTAACCACAACTACGACCAGTGCTTCAACTTACACTCGTAGTTTAAATATAAGCAATTCAGGGCAAGGTAATTACGACTCGGACAATGGGCAGAACTACAATACAAGAGGAACGAATGACCCATTTACTGTAACTAAGACCGATATAACGTAAAGGTATGAGTCATGCGACGTTTATTGGTATTAGCTTTACTGCAAGTATTGCCAGTGCTTGTGTTTGGACAGACGCAGACTGAGATAACTACGACTGCGACTAGTTCTAGTTCGTCCACTAATACTAACAATAATAACAATAGCAACACGAACGATACGACGTACACCGGCACGTCGGTAAACACTAATACCAATAACTCGACCATCAACACGACGACGAATTCAACAAATGCTAATACTAATGTAAACACCACGGACTATACTGGCCTGATAAACAACATCAACACCAGTACGTCTAACAATACGAACACCAATACGAGTAATAACACCAACACGAACGTCAATAACTCTATATCGACGAGCGACAACACTAATACTAACACCAGCAACTCTACCTCTAACTCTACGTCCAATAGCACGAGCTTTACGACAAGCAATAGTGTTAGTGACATTACGGCTATGAACACAAATAACAATGTGAACAACAGCCAAAGTATTAGTGACTCAACCCAGCGGGTTACACAGAAGGTAGAGTCGCCGCCTCCTAGTGCTATTGCTCCGTCAATTGGTAGCTCCTACTCCCAAGACCTCTGTACTACAGGTATATCAGGTGCTGTTCAAACACAAATACTGGGCTTATCTACCGGGCGCTCTGTCCGCGATCAAAACTGCGAGCGGATTAAATTAGGTAAGACCTTATACGATATGGGCATGCGTGTGGCTGCTGTATCTTTGATGTGCCAAGACTATCGAGTATGGTCAAGTATGATGAGTGCAGGCACACCCTGCCCGTATGAGGGCAAGATAGGAGATGAGGCTAAAGCCTTGTGGGAGGCTAATCCTGACAGGATTCCAGAGCCAGACAGGAGAGTTAGGTGAAACGTCTGACATTACTCTGCCTGTTTCCGGTGCTTGCCTACGCTGACCTTGATCCGACAGGCATGACACAGGTTCTCTCTGGAGTTGATGATAAAGCCACTAGCGTCGAAATGGGCCATACGTTTCCTTGGTTGGATAAAGTGTTCACTCATGCTTGGTTTTCAACAAACGGTTTTGTCCTTATGTACAACCCCACTACGGGGGTAGGAAGGCAAACGGCTCCACCAACTGGCTATTGTTGTGACGGTTATACTCATGGGACAGGCATGCCTACTTATATGCCTAATGCTTACGGCCTAAGTAACTTTTCTTACATGATCGCCCCTATGTGGACTGACCTTGATGACACTAGCAGTGCGGCTGATGCAGGGTATTTCTACAAAACAGATTCAGAATCCACCAGTTTCTTGTGGCATAAGGTTAGAGAGTACGCTACCACTAATGAGAATACGTTTGGCTTAACTTTAGATAAAACGGGCGGTTTCAAGTTCGAGTACGAGGATGTAAATGTCAGCTTTCACCATAAGGCGTTTGTTGGCTGGTACGGTGGTAACTTCCCCACAGGTGATGGGTCTGGCAGTCCTTGGACGCAAGAGTGGGAGATGAATGGGTTTACCACTAATGATGTGCAAAACTACGGCGGTGATACAACTTTTGAACTAAACAACGGTGTTGCAAGCTTGATCATGTCCGCTAGTACGCTAAACCAACAACAAGGTGGCGGTGGTGGGCAACAATCAGCTCCTCCAACTTACGCAGAGCAGGCGGTAGATGTCGTATTTGGTGATTCTGCTGATGACTTTTTGTACCTAGATCAACCAGACGCTATGGGCAGACCGAGAGCATTAACGCAAGTAGTCCCACCTCAGATTTACCAAGAAGCACCACAGGAGCAGATGTTTGGAGGCCCGCCTACCAGCGAACCCGTCCGACAAGACCAACAACAGCAACAGCAACAGCAACAACAGCAACAACAAGCCCCAGAAATTACAGGTGAACCGGCACAGGTCGAAGAAGTTAGAGAAGCTAGGCCAGTTGAGGTTGTAGCAGAAGTTGTTCAGGTGACTCGTGAACCAAGACCGGAGCCAGCTCCAGCGCAGGTAGTTATCAGAGCAGAACCTGCCGAAGTTACGGAGCCTGCTGCACAAAGAGAGCCTGCACCTGTTGAGGTGGCAGTAGAGGCCCGTGCAGAGCCAGTTGCTGAGAAGGTAAGTGCAGTTGTTAAACCAGCCGTTGACGTTGTTGGGATTGCATTAAGTTTGACTGGGCAGTCTTACCAGCAGCAGTCTTTTGGTATACAGCAAGGCATAGCTATGCCTGAACAAACTGTGGATCAAACTGTGGTAGAAATGCAAGAGCAAATTACTCAAGTGGCTGTAGCACAATCAGATCAACAAGAAGTAAATGGCCTAACGCAGCAAGACTTAGCTCCACCTACCCAGATGCAATTTGAAAATGATTTTAATGACGCGATAGCTACGGGACAGTCGGTTGGGCAATTCCTGTCAGCGCAGTTGCCAGACTTTAGCCAATTTGATGTTGCTCCACCTAGCCAACAAGAGCAACGTACTGTGCAACGAGCAGAAACGCAGATTCAAACTATGAGTCAGGCTGACGTTCAGCAGAGTTTAGATAGTCAGTTAGAAAATTTAGAGGACACTGGCGGCTTTACAGATCAGAGCCTTGCGGTTTTTCTCATATCAAACAACCCGGCTTTTTCGCAGTACGGCAGCGTTACTCTGTCGGACAGACAACAGTTTTACTCGTCCGCGCAGCCCTACCCAGCGAACAACATTCGGGCAAATCCATTGGGTGTGCTGCGCGTGACGGGTAATTCGGGATATGACGATTTGGTGGATTTGCAATGGCAGAGATAGAAGTTGGCGAGGTAAAGCTTTCTGGGGGCAAGTTACTGCTTGTTATACCGTTTTTAGGTAGTATTGGCGCAGCGATGTGGGGCGGCTTTGAGTTGTATCAGCGTTTGCTAGATGCGGAAGAAGCCGTTACTGCCTATGTTTCGCCTGATTTTAGCTCTTATGATGAAGAGCTGGCTGTACTAAGCACTAAATTAGATACTGCCGAAATGTTGATAGCCGCCGTGGAACGGGCGTTAGACCAAGATATTGTTGAGGTAATGAACAACATTGATCGTTTGCAAGCGGATATTGACATAGTTGAGCGCGTTGCAAGAGATACGGATGATTCTGTGGTGCTTGCCACTAGAGAACTGAGAGACGACGTATACGCTTTAGAAGAGCGTGTAAACGATAGCCTTAGAGACATAGACAACGAACTTCGTGAGATGCGTGACGACTTGGAAGAGCGCATCCAGCGGATACTTGATAATCCCCTAAATGTGGAAGAATAATGGAAATGACAGGCCAGATTGTTGCAAGTGGTGTTGCTGGCGTAGCAGGGTTTTTAGTCATATGGGCCTTTACCCGAGCATACGCAATGCTGGACAAGATTGGGGAAGACCTTAATCGTATTCCTGAGAAGTATGTGGCGAAAGAAGACTACCGTGAAGACATACGCGAGATTAAAGAAACACTTGGGGCTATTTGGAAACGATTAGAGAATAAGGCGGAAAAATGAGACTCGATCCTGTACTGCTTAACATGGCTTGTAGCTGGGCAATGAACGCCTACAAAGACCAGAACAAAGACGCTATTAAAATAGAAAGTAAATGGACATCAACTACAGTATATGTGGCAAAGCGTAAGTCCATAGACATCATAGCCTTCAGGGGCACACAGCAGGGCAGGGATTGGCTAACAGACGCGCTCGTAGTCCCCGTGCCATATGCGGGTAGGCTGTGCCACGGCGGGTTTGCTATGGCACATAGGTCAGTTTGGAAAGAAGTCAAAAAACACATAGACCCTAAGAAACGCACTTTGATCTGCGGCCATAGCCTTGGTGGTGCGCTGGCAGAACTGTCTGCCTCTATGTTGAACGGCAAGCACGACAACATAAACTTGATTACTTTCGGTAAGCCAAACGTGTTCTTCAAGGGTTTCAAGAAGCCAATGACGCTGGATAATCAAATATCTTGTGTGCAGGGTAGCGATATGGTGGCTAGAATCCCACGCTTTTGCTACGGCCCCTCAAGCTCACAGACTATGCTGTATTTCAGCAATACTGGCCCTGATTACATAAACCCCAGCAAAGAAACCAGAGTTGCTGACAGGGGCGATCTGAAAGACCGTATAGCTGACCACATGATGGGCGGCTACAAAGACAGGCTAAAAGAGTTTCTGGATGAGCAAGAGGCACAAGCCAAGAAAGTAGTGCAAATGAACAAAGACAAAGAACTAGCCCGTAAAGAACTGGAGGATATGGCGGATGAAATGTTTATTAAAGATTAGCTTTTTAGTTGTTTTCACGTTGTCTAGCTGTACGTCTGTTGAACAAGTTATGGCAAATAAAGAAATATACTGTAATCAATTTTACAAGGGCGTAAGGGCGGTTGGCCGTGGTGCCCTGTCTGCAACAACCGGCGTTATAGTGCCTGATGTATGTGACACTATAGATACAATTGTGGAAGCTGCGGAATGAAACTCGGCGGCCTACTCAAATCCCTTGCACCTACTATAGCCAGTGCAGCCGGTGGGCCAATGGCGGGTATGGCTGTCAAAATGGCGGCACAAAAACTGGGTATGCCAGACGCCACGGCTAATGAGCTAGAGGATTTGATTGAGCGAGAACCTGAAAAGGCAGTATTGCTTAAAGAGGCGGACAAAGAGTTTAAGGATCGTATCCGCGAAATGGAAATCGATTTAGAGTCCTTTAAGACAGAAGTCGAGGACAGAAAAGACGCTAGAGCTAAGTTCTCTGGCGATCTAACACCTAAAGTGTTCTGTATATTGGCACTAATTTTATACGGTGCGTACGTTATGACCGTAACTATACTGCCACACGACCAGAACGACGAGACTATTATTTCGCTAGTATTGGGCCAGCTATCAGGCATTTTAGGCACCTGCGCGGCTTTTTTCTACGGCGGATCAAACGGTAAGAAGTAATATGGAAAAGCTAATTGACATGTTAAAGCGCCATGAGGGCACAGAAACTCATGCGTACGAATGCTCCGAAGGGAAGGTCACTGTAGGGGTAGGCCGTAATATCGACCAGAAAGGCGGTATGGGGCTGTCTGAGGACGAGATAGATTACCTCCTACAGAACGACATTGAGCGTGTAATAAAAGAGTTAGCCTCAGAATACGCGTGGTTTAACGGCCTTGATGATGTACGAAAAGATGCTATTATTGACATTGCATTTAACCTCGGAGCTACGCGTTTACGTGGCTTTCGACGCGCATTAACCGCTATGGAAGCGGGGAACTACACAGAAGCCTCTACAGAGTTCTTGGACTCTAGGTGGGCAAAACAAGTTGGTGGCCGTGCTTTAGAGCTGACTGACATGATTGCTAGTGGTGAGTACGCGGATTGAGGTCTAAATGGCAGTTAGAAAATTACAATTCAAACCGGGAGTAAACAGAGAAACTACCCGGTATGCCGCCGAAGGTCAGTGGTACGAGACTGATAAGGTGCGCTTCAGACGTGGCCTACCCCAGAAAATAGGCGGGTGGGAGCAGCTCTCTGCTAATACTTACCTAGGTGTAGCACGTTCGCTATTCAACTGGGCTACTCTCAGTCTCCAAAATCTTGTTTCTGTAGGTACTCACCTCAAATACTACATTGAGCGAGGTGGGGCTTACTTTGACGTTACCCCTATTAGAGCAACTACAGCAGCAGGCGATGTTACGTTTGCAGCCGTAAACGGCGATGCCACTCTTACTATAACCGATACTTCTCATGGCGCCCTCCAGAATGACTTTGTAACTTTCTCTGGAGCTGCTTCTCTAGGCGGCAATATTACTGCGGCGGTGCTTAATCAAGAGTACCAGATAGCCACTGTAGTCAACGGTAACTCTTACACTGTAGAGGCCAAAGACACTTCTGGTAATACTGTGCTGGCTAACGGGTCAGATACAGGCAACGGCGGGAGTAGTACAGTAGGCGCCTACCAGATCAATACAGGTAACGAGATTGAGGTGCCGTTCACTGGTTGGGGTGCGGGGCGTTGGGGTAGTGGCACATGGGGTACAGGTGGTTCAACACTGGCTCCCATGCGTATCTGGAGCCAAGCTAACTTCGGTGAGGACTTATTCTTTGCCCACAGAGGCGGGGCACCATACTACTGGGACGCAAGCAACGGGGTTAACACACGCGCTGTTGCTGTAAGTTCTTTGGGAGGTGCGTCTGGTGTACCTACTGTAGTAAATCTAGCGTTTGTGTCTGACATATTTCGTTTTGCGTTCTGTTTTGGAGCAAACGATTTGGGCGGTTCTACGCTTGACCCAATGCTCATCCGGTGGTCAGACCAAGAAGATGTAACTAACTGGACACCTGCGGCTACTAATCAAGCGGGTAGTCTACGCCTGTCAGAAGGTACAGAAATCATAGACGCTATCCAAGCACGTCAGGAAGTGTTGGTCTGGTCAGATGCAGCCCTGTACGGCCTACAGTATCTAGGTGCTCCAGAGGTATGGGGAGCGCAGCTTCTTGGCTCAAACATCACTATAGCTGGGCCGAATTCGGCTGTGTACTCAAACAACATTGCCTACTGGATGGGCATAAACAAGTTTTACTACTACGACGGTACTGTTAAGACACTACCCTGCGAGCTGCGTAGTTATATATTTGATGACTTTAACCAAGGCCAAGCTGACCAAGTAATCTGTGGCTCCAACGAGCAGTTTGACGAGATATGGTGGTTTTATTGTTCTGGAGGAGCTACCCAGAATGACCGCTACGTGGTGTATAACTACGTACAAAACATATGGTATTACGGTAATCTGGCACGGTCTGCATGGCTTGACTCTGACCTACGTGATTTCCCTCTAGCAGCTACTTTTACCAACAAACTAGTCAACCACGAGAAAGGCGTGGACGACAACGAGACAGGCGTCCCTGCGGCTATAGCAGCCAGTATAACTTCTACACAGTTTGATCTGGATGACGGGGATCGGTTTATGCTGATCAACAAAATGTTACCAGACATGACCTTTGAAGGTTCTACAACCGGTGCCCCAGCAGCTACGATGACTCTAAACCCTTTGAAAGACTCGGGTTCTGGGCGGTATAACCCAGCTTCTGTGGGTGGAGACAGCAGTGCTACTGTTACTAGAACAGCCACAGTGCCTGTAGAAGAGTTTACCGGGCAGGTCTTTACACGGGTACGGGGTAGGCAGATGTCGATTAAGATTGAGTCTACAGCAGCCGGGGTAACGTGGAAGCTAGGCGCACCTAGAATGGATATGCGGCCTGACGGTAGGAGGGGCTAGTGGCATCGCGGGATAGTATAAATAAGGTAGAAGCTCCCGCCCTGCCGATACCACCTGAAACGAATATTCTGCGGACATACTTAGATGACCTGAATAATATTTTGCGTTTGTTTTTCAATAGGTTAGCTAATAATGTAAACTTGTTAACCGGTGCTTATGGGGGACAGTTTATAGAATCCCCGAACGGTAAGTTCTTTTCCACGGTGGATCAGAACGCTGCGTCAACAGGCACGGCCTATGCTTTGCAGTTTGAGAATACGTATTTAGGGGAAGCCATAAGTGTAACAGGCACCCCAAAGACAAGAATAACTCCAACGTATTCAGGGGTTTACAACTTTGAGCTTTCGGTAGAGTTAACTAGTACCAATGCTAACTCTAAGGAGCTGTCCTTCTGGGTACGAAGGAGTGGAGTAGACATAGCAAACACTGGCAGGATGCACGTCATAGCGGGTTCTGGTGGTGTAGATGATTTTGAATACAGTTTTACCATAGATATAACAGCAGGGCAGTACATAGAACTTATGTGGGCAACAGACGATACAGGCGTAACAATAGATTATGCGGCGGCTTCAAGTCCCCGCCCTGCCGTACCGTCTACTCTAGTAACCGTACATTTGATTTCAGCATTGCCTGAAACACTGCCGACAC